GTAGAACATCGTTTAAAGTCTTAGCCATTTATATCACCTGGTGCAGCTATCGCTGCGCCCTGTTCTCCTCCTAAAATTTGTTGTTTTGCAACGAGTTTTTGAGCTATTGCCGCTTCATGTTCTTTCATGTGTGCGTAGAATCGAGCGCAATACTCAGGATTCTTACTCTGCATTACTCGGAATTTCATCTGCAGAACGAACTTTTTGTGCTCATACAGATGAATGTCGTCGTCGTCATATTCACCACGCTGTGGGATAACGCCGTTAAGGAAGAATGTATTCTCTCTCTGAGCTGTCTGCCGCTGCAAGTCTTCAACGCCCATCATGTCTGAATACCTGCCGAGCTTCATAAGCTCGAGGAACTTGGTCGTTATCTCGCGCGGTATTGTGCCGTCAGCGTCACGGAACAGTCCCATATTCCACGCTTCGATAAAGTTCTGGCGCTGTTTTTCCTGTGAAAGAATAAGCTCGTTTTCGGTGTCAAACTCGATATCAAATGAATTGATATCGTCCGAACACCATGTAAGTACGCCGCCTACGTCGTTTGAACCTGCGATCTGGCATACACGATAACCCGTCATGTGCTCCTTGTATATCTTCAGCCATAGGATCGCAATCTTTCTTACGCTTGACCTGATATTTTCAGTGGTAAGCGAAAGTCTTGTGCTGTCTATCTGCCGCAGATTTTCAATTGCTACGCCGGAATCGACTCCGGACGGAGTATCGCCGTATACCATAAGCTGTGATATACCGGCTACATATTCCATGTCATTTTTCAATGACTGATACTGCGACAGTGTAGCCTGGTCGAGCGGCGCTCTCTGTAATGGCTGAGGCGGCTTGCTGTCTTTCTGATACTCGAGTATAGCATTTGGCGGGATACCGTTTTCGATATACTCGTCTATGTCTATAAGCGAGCCTTGCTCAACAGTAATTGCGTTTGATGCTATGTTCTGAACGTGCTCCAGTATCTTATTGCAAACAGCATTGTAAGCTCTCTGCAGCGGTATAAGGTCCTGAATCACGCTTTTGCCGTAGAATTGACCGACGACTATCTTGCTCTTAATGGCTACGAGAGGTATCTGCTCATACGGCATAGGACCGTAATATATAAGCTCGTCACCGATTATGATGATTGTGCGCCCTTCCGGGAACGCTCTGGACTTGCGTTCGAAGTATGTAATGACAGTTTCGCTGTTTTCAACCGTCTGTCTGGATAAACCAAATACTGAGTTTTCTTGCCCGAGTCCGCCTGCTGCCGCGATAGGTGACAAAACATATGTCTGGCATTGCCTGCCGTCAACTTTAATGTTGTAACGGTCGTATATCTCTTCGACCGTCATGATCTGCTCGATGATTATGTCGTGCTGGTCTTCTATCTCCTGCTTGTAGAGAGATTCCGGGAAAACTTCATAGGACGAAAGCACGCCATAATTGAGATCGCCTTGATAAATAGTTTCAGTTGTACGTGTTTCCTCGCCGTTTTCGTCGACTTCTACGTGCTCTATCCGCGCAACTTCGTTTCCTTTGCTCGTGTCCCACCATGAAAGGATGAACGATGTGCCGGTAAGCTCTGCCCACGGTATGGCAATGTCAGATAATTTTGAATTAAAATTGGTATGTGACTGTGTATATCGCAGCAGTTTTGAGGATATATCCGCTTTTTCCCAGTCTTCAATCTCGCTTGTGCGCGGATTGACGGTCATTGCGTACTTTACTGTGCGGATATTGGCGAGTCGCGTCTCGATAAGAGGCGCTATTCTGTTAAAGACTCCGCGTTCTGAATAATCAAAAAGCGGCTCTATAGTCTCGATTTCGCCCGTGTGGACATTTATATCGCAGTATTGGTGCCCGTAAAGGAAGTTCGCATTTAAAAGCCACTGAGCTTCAAATGTACGGCGTTCTGATCTGCGTTTTTCAAGCTTTTGTTTGATATCTGCAACGATATCGTCTTTGTAAAGCTCGTCACCGTTGAAACTGTATCCTACTGGCGTATCTTTACCTTCTGTGGTTTCTCCTGATTTGCCGCTGAACAGGCGGCGAAAACCGTCTATTATATTCACTTACGCCGCCCTCCTGTCAGATTTATGCCATCAAGTACAGATCTGCGTGTATGGTGTCGCCTGCGGCAACATTTGTCGCTGTCACTTCGAGAGCAAAAGTGCCTTCCTCAGCGTCTTCGGTGATCTCGACTTTGGTTATCGCTCTCGGCGCACCTGCGTCCGAAAGAACGAGGATTCCGCTGACAGAATCGTACTCACCGTCAAGCGTGACGGCGCAAACGCCGTCAGCTACGTCTGCAGCTGTGAGCGTATAGCAGATGTGCGTGTGTTTTTTAAAGCCGTTTGTAAGGTTTTGTAGAATTGTGCCGAGGTCTTTAAGTCCGGAAATGTATCCCATCGACGGTCCGCCATGATTAAGCGCTCTCTTGATACGATTGGTTATTGCACTCATTCTCCACGCCACTCCTTTAAAATTTTACGATGCTTTGGTATCGCGCGTTTCTTATATGGGTTGATAAATTCGTTGCCTTCTTCCGGCATCAACGGGATTTTGTCATGTTTATTGGTTACTGGAACTAAAATCGCCACTGTAATAACCATTGCAAGCAAAATAACAAGGCAAATAGCAGCCTTTATCATGTTTTAGCGCCTCTTTTCGCCTGTTTCGGCTTAGGAGATTCTTCTTTTTCAGCTTCTTTTGTATCCTTATCGGACGGATCGTCTCGCATGTCGAGCGCCTCTTCTATGTCCTGTTCTCGCATTTCGTCAAGGATTGCGGCGGCTGCCATAATGCAATCCTCGCACATCCTCGGCTCTCCTTGATAACGCTGGTCTGATCGTGTGATTATGTACGATACGCGATTGTGGCATCCTCGGACCGTACATAGTCGATTGCGTTTGAGAAGTTTAAGCGGCTTTGTCGTCCTTTTTATAGGTGAAGGCTTCGAAGGCTTCATTATTCGCTCCTTTATGTTGCGCGCATGCGGCGCAGTTTGCGTTTATGAGTGTTTTTGCGTATCATCGACTCGAGTTCTGACATCTGCGGTTTGGGTACCGTTATGCGTGATACGCAGTAGTATCTTAGCGCGTCGCAGATGTGAGTGATCTCGTGAGGTTCTGTCGCCGCATCGCCTATCTTGTTATCGTCGTACTGTAGCGCCTGCATGTGTCGTATCAAAACCGGACAGGTGCTGAATACCCTCAATCTGCTGTGCGGCGGGTTCTCTTCGACTTGGCTCTCTTCCTCTTGTTCAGCTTGGTAGTTTGGCGAGTTTGCGTACAAGATATCGTCGCGCGTCGGCTTGTGCTTATCTTCTTTTGGCATGTCAGGCATTATCTTAATGTGGTCTTTGACCGCCTGCCAGCCTTGTATACGGTCATTGCTTGCCTGAGTAAGCGACACGCCGTTGTCGCGGAATATCTCTGCCATTGTTATGCCGGAATCCTTTGTACGCCCCCATAAATCAGGTGGTGCGTATGTGATGTATATTGTCTCGCCGTATGATCGCTCTATGATCTTGCGTGCTGCCTCTGCCACTATCAAATCCGGCTCGTGTAACTCTCTGTAAACATACTCGTCGCCGGTATCGCTAACCGCTATCCACAGGCAGGCGAGCATGTCAAGACCGTAGTCAATCGCTCTGTACCTAAGCCAATGCGACGGTATCTCGAAAGGCTCCACAACGTGTGTAGACGGCTTGAACTCCGGAAAGAATCTGCCCTCGTATGCGTTCCAATCGCCTTCAAGCAGCGCTGCTCTCCTGTCCGGAGGAAGTGACTCAAGTTGCTTAACGTAGTCCGGCATAGTCTGCATGAGTACCTTGTTGTCGTAGACCGAAGCCGGAATGAATGTGTAATCGTCGGGATTTTCTCCGTCCCGGTAGTCGCGGTCGATAAACAACCTTTTTACCCACTCGTGACCGACTCCGCCAGGGTTGCACGTTAGATACACTCGTTTTGGCAGCCCATTTGTGCCGCGGACGCAAAGCTTTAGCTCGTTCCATACTTCTTCCATGATCGTTGTTGCCTCGTCGATCATGAGAATGTCGTACTCGTGTCCCTGATACCGCACAACGTCGCTGTATGTGGCGCAGTATCCGTACTCGATTGTAGAGCCGTTTGGGAACTTAAAAGTGTGGTCGGTGTCGGTGTACTTGGCTATGCCGCGAAGCATTGCTATCATCGGCTGGATGTGGTTGTTGCGTAGCTCCGGATATGTGCGGCGTATGACAAGTATCTTTATGCCGTCATAATTTGCCGCAAGCAGTATCGCCTTAACACGTAGTGCCCACGTCTTACCTCCGCCCTTTGCGCCACCGTAACATATGTATCGGTGTGTGGTGTCGGTTAGCATTAGCTCTTGTTTGGGGTTAGGCTTAAAACCGAGATTGATTATCATTTTGCGTACTTGCTGATATCCGTTATATCAGTATCCACTGTACCCTCATAGTCGTAGTCTTTGCCCTCAGTATACTGAGACTCGCCGGAACCGCCGAACACGAATTGTATCTTGCTATCGGTCTTTACCGGCGCGTTGAAGCCGTAGATATTGGTCACTCTCTCGAGTACAGTAGCGGCGTTTGCCGCAGCACGCTCGTTGTACTTGGTTGTTAACACCTCACCTGTATCGGTAACGATCTCGGTCTCGAGATGTTTACGCGCCACGTTATATAGCTCTCGGTATCCGTTGAGTATCTCTTCACGCGTCCACTCTTTTGAGGCTTTTGCCTGCAAGAAACGCTTATACTCGCTTACAGCCTTTTTTATCCTCGGCAGCTCTGCAAGCTTTTTCGCGCGCCTGCTTATGGTGGAGCCCGGCAGAGGATTGCCATAGTCATCCTCAAGCGGATATCCCGACGCACGGTAAGCGGCAGCAGGATTGCCTGTTATGGCGAGTATGCATACATACGTTTCCTCGACTTTTTCCGCGTCCGGATGCTCAAGGCTTAGCATTGCCCGCCATGTTTTGTGCGCCGCTCTCGACTTAGAAGGCGGTGCCGGCTTATCGGTGTCTCCGGGCGGCGGGTCCTGCCCTTTTTCTTTCCAGTATGTCGTACGCCTGCGCATACCACTGTAGCTGCCCACTGCTCCCACCTCCCTGCTTGTTAGATAATAGCGCGAGCGAGGATTTGGTATATCAACCGCTTTTGCGGGTAATATCACTTATCGCCACTCTTTGCGATCGCCGTAAAGTGTTATCGTATCCGGATAAAACGCTGTCGGCTTAAGCTGCCCTCGCACCGGATAACCGCCATAGTCAAGCCATGACGTGCAAACAAAAAGCAAAGTGTTACTGCGGATTATCTTGTTGTTTCTCGGGTCAAAGATTAACCTTGCAGACGGCACTTTTGCAGGCTTATGAGTATGTCCACTAATAGAAATATCAACACCTTCTATTGCAAGGTGATATCCGTCCTGCCGGCTGATACCGCTGCCG